TACCTCAACGATCCGACACAGATGCACGTCGTCAAGTTCCCACGCGAACTTTTGATACGACGCACAATCCAAGCGAATCTCATGCCCGGAACTGGCATGATAGTTACGACCGTCGACACAGCCTATTCGACGAAGAGTTGGGCAGACTATACGGTCATCATTACGGCACTTATTTACGGCGGTCGATTTTACGTCATCGACATGAACCGCGGAAGATTCAACGAGTATGAGTTACCTGCGGTCATCGCCGCTAATGTGCTGAAGTGGAAGCCTAAGCGAGTTTGTATTGAGGAGTCTGTCGGCGTCAAATGGCTCGGCAAAGAAGTCTATCGCGAGATGGACAAATTGAAGGTGCGCGCCAGCATAGAATTCATCTCTTTGGGATTGGGCAACAAAGCCAATTCGAAGATGATGAAGGCGAAGCCGGTTCTCCGATACCTCGGAGACGAGCGCCTTCTGTTCGTCAACTCCTGTCCCTCGCTCGAAGAACTTTACGACGAACTTTCGAAGTTCGGAACCGCGGCGGCAACGCACGACGACATTGTCGATGCGCTTGCGCTGCTCGTCAACCAGTTTTCTGGGTACGCAGAGATGGAAGCAAAAATCACTGCGCAGCAGGACACATACTGTCCTGACCCGCTGGGCAAGGCTAAATACGAACAGACCTACGGGCTGGGTGCTTACGCAAAGTTCAACGCACAGCAGATGGTTCAGGAAAATCCTGACATGAGTCTCTATGAGGCGATCAACGCTGTCAAAGAGGACACGTACGATCCGTCAGCGACCGACCCACTGGCAGACTTGTTTTAACGGAGAGATATGGCAGACACAGTTGAAACATCGCCCGCGAAGATCGAAACACTTGGAATCGCTGATCTGGAAAACTCCGAAGGTAATCCCAATAGGGATTTGACCAACGAGGATTTTAACAAAGACGGCGACATCCTGACCATCGGCGGCGACCTAGCACTCGTCGTGCAGTCCGCTGTGGCTTCGAAGGCGTACATCTCAAACAAACAATGGACATTGCTTTGGAGAGATGCTGACCTTCTGTACCAATCGCCGCGCCCGATGACCGTGTACGAAAACACGTACGTCCTTGAGCCCAACGTCCAGCGCTTTACCGTTGCGAAGGTGTGCAACGCGGTCGTACCTCAACTCTACAAGGGTCTCTTTTATGACGACCCTCCAATGATTCTTCGGCCTACAGGCGGAACCAGCAATGACCCCGTCGCAGCTGGTAAGACCCAACAGATCGTGGACGCAAAGACCACACTGCTCTCATACATCCTGCGCGACTGTGAATTCAAAACCCAGACTAAATGGGGCTTGGAGCAGATGGCGCATCTCGGAACCGGTATTTGGAAGTGGGGCTACGACTGGAAGACGATCCAGTACTACACTAGGACAGCCTCGGTCGTAAATCTTCCGGGCACCGACGGCACGCCAGACGACAGTGTCGTCACCGACGAACCACCCAATGTCAAGGTTCGTGAGAAGATCGTTCCGCTGCCCGTATTCGAATTTCGTCCGCTCGACAAAGTTCTAGTTGACCCCCAGTTAAACGTCTCAGACATTCGCAAAGCCGCATGGGTCATAGACGTTCGCTACATGGACTTCTACCAAATGAAGGAACTGCGCGATGCCGTCGTACAGGCATTGGCTGATGGCGAAAAGGGTGAAGCAATAAAAGGCTGGCGCTTTCCGGGGGAGGAAGACCTAAAGAAATTCTGGGCCACAGGAAAAGAACAGGCCCAACTACTGGAGACGGAACAAGCCTCTTACATCGAAGGCGTCGTTCACCACGCAGAGAAGGTCAACATCAGAGTAAGCCCTGACCCGCTGCGCCGCAAGCTTGAGATCATGGAGTATTGGGACAAAGATCGAAAGATCATGGTTCTCAATCAAAAGACCGTCATCTTTACAGGCAAGAACGAGTTCAAACAGGTACCGTTTCTTTCCGCCAACTGGTGGAACCGACCAAAGGCATTCTATGGTATGGGTCTCGGACTGATCGTTGGGCAAAACCAACGTGTCGACCAAGGCACCATCAATGCCATTCTGAAAATCCTTTCGTTCGGTGTCAACCCGCTGTACCTACGCGACCGTGATGACAACGCCCCGACACAAATGATTCGGTCGGGCATTGGAAAAATTCTCACTGTCAAGGACACCGAAAAAGCATATCGTCTGATGGAAACTCCGAAGGTACCGTCAGATGTTTGGAGCGCACTCAAGGAATCGGAGCAGGCTACAGAGTCCTCGTCTGGTGCAGATCAGCAGTTAGTGCAGGGGTCTACCGCAGGTCCGCGTTCCTCAATGGGGCGAACGGCTGGCGGTGCAAACATTCTCGCGGGTGCGAGCGCAACACGTCTCGATGGCCCGCTGGACAACTTCATCGAACAGGTGTTCAAACCGTTCCTCAGCATCCTCGACATGTTGATCTTCAACATAATGTCGGACAAAGCCATACTTGCCGTTCTTGGAAAAGAGCGGGGGGAAGCGTACACGAAGCACATTGACATGCAAGAGTTCCACGATGCTCAAATCGAGTACGAGGTTCTTGCAGGTTCTAGCTTGGCAGCTAAGCGTACGATGGCCCAGTCAATGGTCATGTTGACTCAGATTCTGGACAACCCACAGATACAAGAAAGTCTGGCGGACATCAACGAAGAGTACATTGACTTCAAGCCAATCATCAACATGTGGATGGAAGCGTCCGAATGGAAGAACGGACAGGACATCATCAAGCCTCTGACCGACGCCATGAAGAAAAAGCGTGCCGCCAATTCGAAGGCCGCACAGATGCAGATGCAGACACAAGCTAAGTCACAAGGCGACCAACAGAAGTTCCAACAAAAACAACAATTAGCCGACCAAGAATCGGACAACCGAATCAAACGCGACATCATACGTGAGTCCGCAAGGGCAAACGGTATGAGCGAAGCGGTTGAAGGCACGCCTAGCCCTCAGGGGCTTGAAGGAGAACAGCCGACGGTTGAGTAACATGAGTGGGGCAGACACTTAACCTATTGTGCACTGCCCCCAAAATTTCGGAGGAGACATGCTCGATCCAGTGAAGTCACTTGAGATGGCAAACGTCATGGAGATGGACATCAAACTTGACGCCCGTCAAAAGCAAGTACTTTCTGCATACATACAACAGGAAGGTTGGGACATCATGCAGTTGTTGATGGTCCAAGTTGTGAAGGACTTCAACACGGCGCTCATGAATACGCCCGTCGACCAGCCCGAGTCCGTAGTTGCACTGCATTGTGTTGCAAAGGCCGCGGCCCAATTTTACACAGGGCTGATACAGAGGATTGTCGAAGAGTTCGATCTTGCACACTATAACGCTTCGAAACTCGGCACACCCGAGAATCCGGAAATGCCGAACGTTTCACCAGAGTTTCAATAATCTAGGAGGAGATTATGCCAATGAACAGTTCAGTTCGTAACCGTCTTAGCCGAATGGAGCCGGAAGTGACCGCGCCCACAGTTGCGCCCGTCGCACCCGGCGATCACACATTTGACGATCCGAGTGACCCGCGCATCACGCCCGTGGTTGCTCCCGTTGTTGCGTCTAGCGAGCCCGTAGTTGCGCCTAGCGATCAGGTAGTTGCGCCTACGGATGCATTGCCAGAGCTTCGATACGAGTACCAGCCGACAGATATTGCCGGTGCGAAGTTGGGTGGAAAACAAGTCATCGTCTATCATACGCCGGACGAGTTGGCGCAAAAACTCACAGCTCAGAATATCGAACTCGTGCGCAAATTGCGCGAGGTCACCCGCAAACAAACGCTGGGGATCGCGGACGATACGCCACTGCCCGACGACGCACAGCGCTTTGAGTCATTTGTTGAGTTTAAGCCGCGCGAGTTGTCTACCGAAGAGCGGTTCAATCTTTCGCAAGACTTGAACGATCCGTCGAAGTCGCTAGAAGCGATTGACACGATGTTCGAAGCCAGCGTCGGCATGAAGCCTGACGTGCTGCGCCAAACACTGAACAACCAACAGTTGCTCATGTTGCAGTTGACGGCAAAGTCGAACTACGACATTTTCGAGAAACAGACACCGGAGTTTTATCCGTGTGCTGAAAACAAACAAGTACTGACAGCATGGATGTTCAAGAAGAAGCTAAATCCTACTGTCGCGATGTTCAACTTAGCTTTTTCAACGCTGAAGGGAGCCGGATTGCTCCTCGACAGCCCTATCGTGCGTGAGGTAACTCCCGCGCCCGTGCCGTCTGCACCCACAGTGGGTCCGACTGCACCCGCGCCGAGTACGGAACCAAAAGTATCGCCGGTTCCAGTTGCAACCGAGAGTCGGATTACTCCCGTCGAGCAGCCGCAAACAAAGCGCCAAGTAAGAGTCCCGTCCGGTCTGAATAGCAGCAATGCTTCAGACTCCACAACAAGTGGTGTGACAACTGACATTACTTTGGATGATATTGATAACATGCCTTCCGAAGAGTATAAGAAAAAACTTAGAAACCCGGCTTTTGCAAAGTTGGTGAACGACCTGCAACGTGCAGCGGACGCCAGAAAGCGTGCACCAGTATCAGCTTAACCTGAAGGATAGATTATGTCTTCTTTCTCTCCTGCTGGAAACCAGCAATCCAACCTGCCTCAATCCACGGTGAAGTATTATGATAAACGGTTCCGTGAGAACCTGAAGGCACAGACCCCGTTCGTTGCGTGCGCAGAGCGTCTTGACCTGCCCATGAAGAGCGGCAACCAGTACGAAATGTTCATGTACGTGCCTCTGGCTGCTAACACCAACCAGACGACCGAAGGAACTGTGGGTTCGTCCCTGTCCGTCAACGTCCTGAACACGACTGCCACTATCGGCGAGTACGCTGACTACGCGAACTTCTCGTCCCTGTCTCTCGCAACCGCGATTGACCAGACCGTCGAGAACGTTGCGAAAGAAATGTCGTATCGTCTTGGCGAGTCTCTGAGCGCATTGGTTCGCGCAACTGCTGACGGTGCATCCAGCATCGATGCCAGCGTGTTGGTGGAACTGGCTGCGACAACCACGGCGAGCTTCACCGCTCTGTCGCTGTCTCAGATTCGTAACAGCGTCCAGTCTATGGCTGGCCGTTCGATCCGCCCGTTCGACGAGGCTTCCAAGTCCTTTGTCGGCGTCATCCATCCGTTCGCCCTTGGCGACGTGACGGCTGACAACAGCAACGATTCGCCTATCGACATCCTGAAGCACACCCCTGTGGGTCTCGCCCGCATGGAAGAGCTGGTCAGCGTCGATCTGACGGAAGTCATTGAAATCCCGACCACGGGCGTTCATTTCTTCCAGTCTCCGTTGGTCACCAAGACCATCAACTACAGTGGCGTGACTGGCCTGACGGCCCTTCGCACCTACATCTTCGGTAAGGACGGTATCTTCGCCATTAACCTTGGAGCGCAGGGCGACACCACTTACGGAGACGGCGAGTGGCGCAACATCAAGTGCAACATCGTGCAGAACGCTGAGCCGACGGTTGCAGACCCCGAAGGTTTGATTCCGGGGTGGACTTCCTACAGGGTGCACTTCACGACCTCGTTGGGTCCGGACACCACGATCCGTATGCGGCAGATCGACGCCGCTAGCGCGATCAGCTAGTCGAATGCGGGGGCGGGTACCCTGTTTACAGACCGCCCCCACCTTCTTTAGAGCAGGTACGCCGTTGAGCCTGTGACCACAACTACTGAAATAATGACAAGAAACAGCATCAACGGTTGCTCTTTCAGAAAGAAGTAAATCATGTCTAACCCCAATCCGCAACACAACCCTACTGATGGCCTGAACGTCGCGGCTTACGTCCAAGTGACCGGCACCAACGTCACCAACCCCGCCAATGGCGGACTGACCGTCGCTACCGAAGCAACGCCTAATGACACTCGTGGTCTGAACGGCGAAGGCCACGGCGCGGTCGCATCGACCAATCACCCTGTCGCACAGTATGCTCTGACACTGAGTTTGTCGGGCGCGACTTACGGCGGGACTTCGTATCCGAACACCTGCCAACTGACCTCGGTCCTGAAGGACGTGGCAAATACGACCTACACCAGCGTTGGCGTGGCTGTCTATAAGTCGTACGGTAACCCGAACGCTGGCACCCCGGCGTGGTACCGTCCGTCACCGTTTGCTGGCTATTCTGGCGATGTGGTTTCGGTCAATTCGACTGGCTATGTGACGGGTCTCGCACGCGGACAAGCTGTTATCGAAGTGCAGTTCCCGACTTTCGACTTTGCATCGTCTGCGCTTGACGCAGAGCCGACGCAAGACTCTGGCGATCCTGTGCTGATGATTTACGCACAGATTCTCGTCAATGTGGTTGCTTAATTCTATCGAGTACAGGGCGGCTTACACCGCCCTACTCAGAAGGGAAATAAAATATGTCTTCAAATCCCACTACAGGATTGGGTGTCGCAGCCGCAGTCGTATTGACTGGCACTGGTGTCCACCTCATTTCTCCCACAGTCGCGGGCACGCGCGGCAAATCACAGTACAAAGTATCCATTCCGATGGGCGGCTCCGTGCAAGTCATAGCCACCCCAGTTGACGACGCGGGCGTTGCTGTTCCCTCTGGGGGCACGTCTCCTGCATCAACAGGTCTTTTGACTGAAGGCAATTATGCTGTGTTGGCTTACTCAGCCGTCACAGGTTCCGCGGACGGGTCCGTGGTCACTGGTGGCAACGTCGGTATTTCTCCGACAGCGTTGTCAGGTATTACAGAATTCCCGCCCTCTACGGTCACTGCACCCGGCGTACTCGAAGGCCCCGATACCGCTACTGGTCAGGCACAAACCGACCTCACAGCTGATATCGTCACTTACACCGCTATGACTGCCACGCAGTCGGGTCTCGCTGACCTCAGCACCAATGACGGCGGCGGCGGCGCGGGCGTTTATCACGCGGGCGTCTACAAAGGTGGTGCTCTGGACATTCCGACCAGCATTACGCTGGACGCTCAGGGCAACTCCGCAGCGATCTTCGTGTTCGTTGCAAGCTCAACCGTTGTTCTCGAAAGCGGAGCCAGCGTTCTTCTTGCTAACGGTGCACAGGCTGCTAATGTGTACTGGATTGTGGGCTCTTCGTTCACATCTGTTTGGAATGGTATCCAATCCGATATGGTTGGAAACATTTTGGCTCACACCAGTATCTCGTTGGGCGGCGGCACATTATACGGACGTGCGCTAGCCAACACTGGGGCAGTCACGATGGCGACCGCTGAGTACATCACGGTTCCTACTGCGACTCCCATTGGGCACGCGGCAGTTGTCAACGCAATTACTCAGGGTAGCTGCCCTGATTCAGTACTGCCTTCGTGGTACAAACCCAGTCCCGCCCCCAGCTACGCCAGCCCCTATATGGCATCTGCTGTGGTCGACGACGACGATGCCAACCCGTGGACAGTGCGCGGACGCAAACCCGGGCAGACTGCGATTGACTTCCAGATTCCGACCTTTGAGAATACCGAAGGCCAGAGTTTGGTGGACACTAATCAGGTCATGGACGAGACGTTCATTGACACCATCTTTGCCACACTGCTTGTCACCGTGACAGGTGGCACAAGTATAGGCTAAGAAACAGAGGAGCAGGCGACCTGCAAGCAGAGTATCGCGCATCCTGCCCCTAATCTTTCGGAGGGAGATATGCTGAGTAAATGGGAAAGTCGATGGGCGTTTGTTCGTACCGTCGCAGCGGTCATCTCCGTCGTAATTCAGGTAACGGGCATCTTGTTGCTCGTGCATTACAACCATATTTTGTTGCTACACAAATAGTCAGAGGAGGCTATATGGAGGATAAGGATTTGGTCATCGCAGGGCTCATTGAGTCCAACGACATCCTGCAGCATGAGGTCACGAAGGTTCGTAATTCGAACCGAATTTTGAGAACGGTTGTTCGCGCTTTGCGAACAGCCAACGAAAGCCTGAGGCGCACGGTCGAGGTCGCTCAGCAGAACGACGAGATGTTCAAAGATTTATGTGAAGGGAAATTTGATGCCACGGTCAGTGGCGATGCAACACCGGGTGGATTACCCAAAGCATCGCACGAGGTGGAAGCGCTGGGTTAACACAGCGACGAAGCGTCGGAAGTGACTGCGGCTGATCCCCGCACGAGCGACCGATATACAGCATCATGATGTGCAATGACTCCCTCGGCGGAAGCGGTCCTTCGCCCTCGGCCAGCGGAGTCAGTGGAAACCGGAGGAGTCATGAGCACAGAGTTTGTGAGCAATCAGGATTATTTTGAACGGTGGGAAAATTCAGCACCCACACCCGTCCCAACGATAGCACAGCCGGTGCGGTCGAAAAAGACGTGGAACGAGTCGTTGGATGGTGAAA